AGGCAAATAGTCGAGTAAGGTTGGCGGCCCTTCCCCCGGTGCGCGGCCTGACAAATAGCGCGAGTAGTTTTCGATGCCTGAGCAGTAACCTAACTCCACCATCATTTCCACATCGTATTGCACTCGCTCATGAATACGCTGGGCTTCAATTAACTTGTTGTTATCGAGTAGATATTGCTTACGCTCGCGCAGCTCTTCTTTAATAAACTCAGTGGCGGCGATGATTTTTTCCCGCGGCGTCACATAGTGAGTCTTAGGGTAAACCGTTGTACGGGCGATGCGCTTGATGATATGGCCGGTTAACGGATCAAACTCGCTTAAACGCTCAATCTCATCGTCGAACAACTCAACACGAATGGCATTACGCTCAGAATCGGCAGGGAAAACATCAATCACTTCACCACGCACGCGATAGGTGCCGCGCTGTAGCTCGATATCATTGCGTTTATACTGCAATTCACTGAGACGAATTAAGATATCACGCTGCCCCATCACATCGCCTTGGCGTAGGTGCAGCAACATTTTTAAATAGGAGTCGGGATCGCCCAAACCATAAATGGCCGACACAGAAGCGATGAGCACCACATCTTTACGCTCTAACAGCGCTTTGGTCGCCGACAGGCGCATTTGCTCTATGTGGGCATTAACCGAGGCGTCTTTCTCGATAAAGGTATTTGATGCAGGCACATAGGCTTCTGGCTGATAGTAATCGTAGTATGAGACAAAATACTCAACCGCATTATGGGGAAAGAACTCTTTCATCTCGCCGTAAAGCTGCGCCGCCAAAGTTTTATTGGGCGCCATGATAATCGTGGGGCGACCTAACTTTTGGATCACATTGGCAATCGTGAAGGTTTTACCTGAGCCGGTCACCCCGAGTAAGGTTTGGCAAGCTAAACCCGCTTCGAGTCCATCGACTAATTTGGCTATCGCTGTAGGTTGGTCGCCTGCGGGGGCGAATTGCGATTCAAGCTGAAAAACAGATTCTGACACGCGCACATATCCTTTTAATGAGTCGCCCCATTCTAATCAAGTCACCGACTAAGCTCCACCGTTATCCTTCCTGTCGTCAATTCAAGAAGCAATAACACCGCCAGATGACAATTTAGTGGACGAAACATGAAACTTTTAGACCAAGCCATTTTTAACGTTTTTTGCTCACAAAACACCCGTAAACTAAGCAAAAATGCCAATTTAATACACAAGAAATCAATTTCGTTCGATTACAAAATTGCAACCTGATTTTCACCCTAAATAAAAACCTCTTGCTTTTAATACTCAATTGATAATATTGAAGTTTATTTTTGCCACCCAAAATAGTGCATTTTAAGTCCGACGCCCATACGCCAAGGCTTTGACGGCCATTTATTTGGACAACTCACAGGGTTATCCACAGATTTTGTTGATAAGTCGAAATAACCGAGAAACCACGCGGGATTGGAGGCTGTGATGCACCATAACAACAGCCACTCAACATTTGGTAATTTAATTACATTTGATAAATGTTGCTACTGTAGCGCGCCACGAAATTTGATAAACCAATTCACCTAGATTGAAAATTAGTGATTGATTTATTACTAAGTGCTTCACTTAGTTTGATAAATATGGGTTCATTTAATTTGATAAACTTCTCAAAAAGCCCCCTAAAACGGGAGCTATTGAGTCTTTTCTACCTAGTTAATACATTGGCTTACCAGTTCCAAATAAGCAGTTCTTGCTGCTCTGAAGAGCGTTGTGAGCCTCCAACTGTGTACCGTATGTCTAGTGTTTTCATTTGCAACCCAGCGAATGCGTCGCGCATTTCTGGTATGTCATTAACACTGATAACCATTTTACCTTTTATTAACTTAGCAAGTTTAGCCATTAATTCATATTGCTCTAATCCAAACTCTACACCATAACCTGCGGTATTCCAGTATGGAGGGTCTAAATAAAACAAAGTTTCTGGCTTATCGTATCGCCTTACGCACTCAGCCCAGTCCAATCGCTCGATATAGGTTCTCGCCAAGCGTAGGTGAGCAATGCTGAGATCCTCCTCAATTCTTAACAAGTTCAAGCCAGCTGGTCGAGACGCTGAACACCCAAAGTTCTGACCGGAAACTTTACCGCCGAAGGCCAGTTTTTGCAGATAATAGAAGCGACTCGCTCGCTGAATATCAGTCAGTGTTTCAGGGTTAGTATTCTTCTGCCATAGGAACTCTTCACGGCTGATTAAAGCCCATTTAAAGTGCCTTATAAACTCTTCTAAATGATGTTTAATCACTCGATAAAGATTAACGAGATCACCATTCATATCGTTGACCACTTCCACCCTCGCCTCATCCTTGCTAAAGAACATTGCAGCGCCGCCGCAGAAGGGTTCAACATAGGTATGGTGTTCAGGGAATATCGGTAAAATCTGCTTAACTAATCTACGCTTACCGCCCATCCAAGGGATAATCGGTTTTGGCATGTGAGCCTCCTTTTTTAGGATTTTTTATGCTAGGCTCGGTTCGCCGTGTCGACGCGGTGAGGGAGCCTTGGTTGGCTCACAGGGTCTAATCCTGTGTGTTGACGGTCTAGCAGTGTTGGTAGCATTGCTAGACCGCTCTCTTTTATTAAATCTCTAATTCAACATAAGTCAGGTCGGCTGCTTGGCCTTGGATCTGACCATCAACGATATAAACTTTTCCACTGGCAACTGAATCCCCCAAAACAGTCTGATAACTGCCATCGACGTGCTGCACTGTCGTGGTGCCATTCGTCACACTAATCACAGTGGCAACACTACGCTGCGGCTTGGGGTTTAAGTTCGCTAAGCGTTGATAGATGTTGCTCATGCTGCCACCTCATTACGCAATAGCGTCACGGTTTGATTCACAGTAACCATCCCCGTTGACTCATTAACGCTGCCACTAATGCTGAAGCTTTCGCATACTGACTTAAACACCTCGGCACCTTTACGAACCCCAATTAACATGCCTGGTCGCATGGGCGGTAAATCCGCCATGACCTTAGCGCGAATGCTGTTTTGCACCTTATTACCTGCGTTGGCTAACTCGGCCGTTGCACGCATTCTTGCGGCTTGATTATCAGTGATTAACTTATCCACTATATCAGCAGCAAAGTTGTCACCAGCGGTCCCGAAACGTTTCACTTTCGCCGCCACGCCTTGTTGCTCACCACGTACAAACACCGCATTAGCATTGGGACGAATATCGATACGCTCGTTAAATTCGAGGATCACTCCATCGTGCAAAATCACATCGGGAATTGCGCTTGCGGTATTCCAAGGCACGACTGGCCACTGAGGGATCACAGTTATAGTCTGAGTTTCATCGTTCACATCGAGCATGGCACCAATGCTGTTGGCCATAATGTTAATCGCTTCAGCGGGTGTTTTAGCGGCATAACTAAAGGCATTTGCAGGCACGGGGTAATCAGTGATCTGGCTGGCGACAGTCCACCCAGTATTGGCCACAATATCGGCCATTAAGCCAATAAAGCTGCGGGATACTACGTTCACATAGTTGATGGCCTTTCGGTTCGGGCTGGCGAGTGTGGCTAAACGACCTCGACCTGTCGCGCTATAACTGGTTTTGCCAAAAGCTTTGGACTCGCTTGGAGACTCACAAAGCAGGTAAAAGTCATAGCCGTTAATGCTTATTTTCAATAATTCATTTGCGGCACGCTCGGCATCAATACGGGATGAAAACGCTAAGCTTCCGCTACTGGCCCATTGTGAACGGGACTGGGAAATGGATACTGATTTAAGCACCACAGCAACGCCGTCAATCACACGAACACAACTGATTTGAGGCTGCATGAGGTAACTCCTTCTGATTTGCGGTTCGATGGGGATCTTAAAATCAATGGTGGGTAAAGATGGATTTGTGCCTATCAGGCCGCCGCCATCGTCCCTGTAGCACACGTTCGGTGAGGCAGTAAATCTAAGCTGTGTTGGGCTGGTTGAGTTAATCCAAGGCTCACTAAAGCGCAGCGTGACCTTACCCACTGGTGGTACGTATTTACTGGAACATACCCAACGCGCCGCATGGGGAGCCCATGCCACAGTCTTGTTATCACCTTGGCTTTGAATGTTGGTATAACTAAGCGCTATCTCAGTCGCTAGTTGCTCGCCGATATGCAGTTTAACGGTAATTTGCTGGTTCTTGGCGGCGGCTTGTGACCACTGCATTTCAAGCATTGTCTGCTGCGGCTCTGGCACTATCCATTTACTTATGGCTTGCTGACAATGAGCCTCTGGTACTAACCAATTCATGTTGAGTTGAAAAGGTACCAGCGTATTCCATTGCCAGTTAACAGCAAATATTTCGCCAGCTAATGGCGGCGTATTCCATACCATTACAATTTGCTGTTTTAAGCTAAAAAAGCTATCCCATGCAAACACTGCATAGGCAGCATGTGATTGACTGCGCTGGCTTAGTGTAAGTTGCTGCTCGATAATTTCACTTGTTTTGAAAATCACCCCGCAAGCCATTCCAATGGTTCCTACACGTATAGGATCTGGCTGCTCTGGGACCTGTTCATCACCAAACCGCAAAGTTATCGGTGATGTAGCATTGAGCCAAGATGTATTAAATCTTAACTGTATCGGTTTGGTTATGCGTACAGTTGTTGAAACTTCAACTTTACTCTGTACAGATAAACTAAATCCCTGCAAATAATCTTCAGAAACATTGATAGTTAAATTAGACGTAACTGCAATGACTCGATCTGCAGAAAACTGAAAATCTACAGCTTCACCGTTTGGCGGAAAATAAGCCCCTTGAGGAAACTTGAAATCAATCAATTGGGATCACCCTGTCAAACACTAGGGCATTAAGTGCGGAACTATCCTCAGCCAAACAAACCACATAATGTTCATCTGGATATGCAGTTTCAATGAGGTAGTCACCCGAACTATCAGAAGTGGTTGAACCAACTAGCAAACCACTACTGCGGAGATATGCTCTAATATCGGTGATGATACCTGTACCATTCTCACCAATCACTTGACCAGATATTTTCTTTAGTGACACAGACCTGAATTGGTACGTGTTGGATGGTGTTAGCTGTTTGCCAAAATTGCCATTTCCGACTAATGCTTGACCAGATGCAGAGGTCGAGTCCATGATAAAAAACTGAAGATAACTGCCTGCATCAGTACCTGCAGTGCAAACCAGTTCAATATTACCTCTCGAAAATTTGATCGCGAGGTCGGTCTTATTTAAATTACTGTTACCGTATTGCGACCAACTGATAAATAGAATTGCAGCATCTGCCGTTTTATACCACTTGGCATTGTACGATTTACTATCAACATTAGGGCTCTTACAGTTAATAACAAATGAAGGATTGATCGTGGCGCGTGATGTGTAGGCACGAGGTACACTGACTTGACTGGGTGCAACGGCTGTTATAGCACGACCAGACGATGAGACAGAGCCCGGTGGTTCGTCAACATAAATACCGATTGATCCCTCAGTTGATTGCATTATTTTGGATGATAGCCCATCTATTGCTATTGGAAACCCTATATCTATTTCCGTTGCAGCATCATCAGCCTGAACCAAGCCGGGTAAAGTGGCAGTATCACTGAGGCCAAGCTCAGTAGCCCATGCGCTGTATGCGAGCAACGCATTAGGGTGTAATGGTGTGATTTCAACAATGTCATTGAAGATTCGTTTACCAGTTTTAGGGTCGATAATCATAGTGACACCCTAGTGTCTGCACTTAATAACGTAAACGTACCTGTTGCACTGTATACCAAATCATTAATTTGCTGAGACAAATGGAACGTTGCCCCTTCCCAATAGCTAATATATTTGACAGTAGAACCAGCAGAAACGGTGAATTGCACGTTATTCACTAATGAAATAACACCATTGCTTGGGGCAGAGAAAACGCAATCTTGGCGTGGCGAACTCAATTCATTATCAACACCATTAGCACCTGGCTCACCACTGTGAATAGCAATTTTATCGATAGCGATAGCACCAAGAAGGATGTTTTTTGTAGCAACGCTTATTACCGTATTCATGCCGTTAATATCCAATTTCAATATCATTACTATTGACAAGTGGCAGACGTACACCATCTGCAACCACTGCATTGAATGTTTCATTATCATCAATCATTAGCACGATCACGCCATTGATAGCATAGCTTTTGCGAACCAAGTGCCTAACTATTACACCCGGCTTGATACCACCTTGCCAGATCAATTTCATAGTCACTCGGTCTAAAATGGCATATCGCTCAGCAGCAACATCGGCATCCAGTTCAAACAACCCGACAAGGTAATTCGAACGCTCAATGATTGGTTTAGCAATAAAATCACTCATACCAATCACCTGTTGAAATCCACAAATTACCTGCACCAACATGATTAATAGGCATATGATAGAATGCCACACCATTTACAGTTCGAATCAGTGGTAATAGTGAATCACAATACCCAGTGAATGAGGATTGAAGCATCCCGGGCAGATAACCTCTAAATGCAGGATGGAGATTACTGTTACACATGTTTTGACCAGTAGAGTCCAAAAATGTAGAAGAGTTGGATGAAGGGTTGATAGAACTGGCCTGAATTCTGGCGGGTGTAAATAGCATTGCCAAACCATCGCTAGGTAATGCGGTAATTCTGGTGGTCTGGAACGTATCAGATGAAAGAGATATCACCATCTGTTTTGGATTATCAGTACCGTCAGTTTGGTGCATTTTAGCAACTGGTGTGCCGTTACTTATATACCCAATCCCGTAAGACCAATCTGGCGTGGTTGAATCTATCGCATCCGTATTAGATGGATACGAATATGTGATAAAGCGGTTAAAATCATTGGGTATGATACTGTGAATATCACCAACGAAAAAACTCAACATTATGCTTGTGTTAAATGGTGTTTTATCTACTGGTGAATCACCGTGAGTAAATAAATAAAAACTGGCTGCGGTGGCTATTATTACCCATTTGTAGGCAAGTGCTGAATTACCAGTGGCACAACGCCAACCACGATTGCTTGTACTTTCCCAACTTTGGTTCAGTGATGAAAGCAATGTTGCAGATTGAAAGAATATTGTAGCCTGCAAAGCATTACCAGCAGATTTAGGCCAAAACTTAACAAAGCCACCTGAGCCTAGTAGTGTTGAATTGCGAAACACAACTTGCTGTGTCGCTTCATCTTCAAATGGCACAGACCAGCCAGCGCCCGATTTTGAACCATACCCATCCACCAAACATTTCTTGAGCACGTTGATGAGTTCTGAAGGTCTGACACCTTTTGACATTTGCGGTGCCCCCGCATCATCCCAACGATAAACAGTAACTGGTAAGCCCATTGCAATTGCTCCTATGACTCGTTGCCGAAAAATGACAACACGGCTTTATCT